ACCTATTTAAGTATATAGTTGGAGTTGTAGTCGCACTATATTCAGGTATTAAATCTCTATCGTGTATCAATTCTAAACTGATGCCATCCATAGTTAAATCTGTGGAAGCAATGTCCCACCCTCTTTTTACATCAGGCCAAAAACCCCAGTCATATACTTGAATTGCTCCCGTAGTCACTTTAATATATAAAAAATCACCTTCATTTAATTCAAAGATGTCTGTTGGATCACCAATATAAGTCCAGTTATATAACTGACTTGTTACACCAGTATATAATGGATTTTTCATATCATCAGGTCTGTATCTCTTTAAAATTGTATTTGTATTTTCAACAGGATCATATTTTATTATATCATAAGTAGATGAGTTGATGTGAAGGAGTGGAGTATATGTTGGTGGGTATGCCTCTGGTGGTCCATATGGAGATGCGCCAGGATCAATATAAGTTCCACTTTTATCTTCAATAACTTTCACTCTAAATCTAAATCTATAATTTCCTTCTGCCTGAGTTTCAATTCCCCACGCATATCTTGCGGTTACTCCTGTTCCTATCTGTCTTTGTAGAAGATACTGAGGGTCTAACTCATAGTAGTAAGATAAGTAATCTAACTGACAACTACTTCTTCCAATTGCCATAATATAATTATTCTCTGCTGGTATATTTCCACCTGTTGTTACATACTCACATATTTCAAGATTTACAAAATCAGTTCCTTTATTATATATATTCACCAATTTTTTGAAAAACCCTGAATAAGTTATTCCATCTAAAAACTGACTTTGATAAGTATAACCAGCATCTAAAAAAATCTTATCAACTATCGCCTTTTCAAAAACTGCTGGATAAGTAACTCCTTTACTCACTGCTGTATAAGGGAAAGTTTGACCTGACGCTATGGTATAACCAAAATCAACTATCGGATAAGTATAAACATCTAAGTAATCGTGATCTGCTTCTGTTACATCACCCACTAATTGTGATGATAAAATGTGGTCGCCCTGAGCATAAGTTTCAGTTGAAGTGGAACCTGTATAAGTATAACCTGTTGAAAAATCTAAATCTGTTAAAAGTTTCCCATCTATATCATCAAAGAAGTTCTTACTTTCATCAAACATATTTATTTCATATATAACTTGATACTTTGAACCAATCAATAACTTACTAATCTTCTTCAATACTAAAAATCCATCCATAATTGGTGCTTTATTCACCAATAAAACGCAGTCGTGCTTCTTAGTCATCTTAAATGAAAAGTTCTGTCCTTTAATTTCATATAACTGATTAAAAATCAAATTATTATTCTTACTTCCAAGTATTTTAATTGTTTTACTAAAACTACCCTTTCTTGAACTTATATCACTTATATCACTTAGGTTAAAAATCAAAGGAACACCAAAACTTTCAACTTCTTTTGAACCTATATCTAATTTTCCTACTCCTTTTACCAGTATCTCTACACTAACATCCATTATATATTTGATAATTTTTCATAAGCCATTATATAATCAATCTTGTAGTTAAACAATCTATCATTTCTAACGGTCTTTTCTATATAGGAACCATTTGTTATAATCACAGGATATATTTTATCATTTTTAATGATATATACATCTGGACTTCTAAACAATTCCATTATATCTAACGCCACTTCATCTTTAATCCAGTCAGTATATACACTATGCTCCTCATTAGTTCTAACATTTACTATACTCCTACCTCTATCACCAAAATTATAACTATACTGAGTGGCATTTATATCATACCAAGATGATTTTATCTCACTTTTATCTGTTTTATATTTCTTTTCATCACCATATCTTGCTGTATATGTTTCATAAGTAGATAATTCACCAAGATATAAAAACTCAACTCCATCGTGCTTGTAGCAATTATGGTCTAAGTATATTCTAATTGTTTCACTAAAAATCTCATCATTATATTGTAAGTGTATCTCATACCATATATCATCTGTATCTAAAATTGCTCCTCCTACTGATACTGAACTTGTTGCTCCTGTGTAGATATATCCTAACGCAGCCATATCATTTATCTGTTTCGGACCAATTGGTAATGTGAAAATACCTTTTATATGTCCTGTTAAAAGTTGGTTAGGGTAGTTATATCTCACTAAAAAATCACCATCATATACATCTATAACTACTTTATTATATGTGCTTGGATATGTTCCTAAGTTTCCAAAGAAAGCATTTATGGAAGCATATTCATCTAACTTATATTTTCGTTCAGTTTTATTTGATAGGAACTTTGATGTTGTGCCTGTTCTCATTATATAACTATTACCAGCCCAAGTATCTTCATATTGCTGAACGCCTCTAAATGTATTATATCCTGAACCTGTTTCAGTTGCTCCTGAAGTTGAACCAATATATTCTGTAATGGTATAGTTAAAAGGGTAGAAACTTTCCCAACTTTCAGTGAAACCAGTTTTATTCCAATTCTCTTTATTACTATTCACTAAATCACCTAACAACATACTAAAATCATATATACAATAACTACTATTATCAGTATCAGGATATATCCATATCTCAGTAGCAACCGTATTTCCACTATCAAGTAATTCAACCTTATATCTAAAACCAAGTTGCGTAGAAAATGATGAACCATAAACTATTGGTATAGGGTTATTTACAGGTGATATTTCTAATGGTTCTTGTATCTTACTTAAACTCATATTCTTTAATTGTTTTTATTAAACTCATCCACAAACTCATTTATCTTTTCTTCTAAATCTTCTGCTGCGGCATTTTCAATCAACTCTTCTAACTTATCATAATTGTCATAAAATATGTGAATAAAAGGTGTTGCTCTAATTCCCCTGACACCTATTGCTCTTCGTATTAAAAACACCAATTGATCTTCTGTTTTTGCTCCTTTTGATCTACCATCAGGTCTTATACCCTTTACTCTGATCCAATCTCTAATTTCTTTTTTAGGTGGATATGTTTTATTAGGTCTCCTTGCCCAATTATAACCATCACCATCAACATATTTACGACCATAAGTTGGAACATCTAAATATAAGAACGCCTTATCATCTTCCTCTTCAACATAACTATCAATCTTCTTAATAAGATTTCCAGTTGCATCCTTACCTTGTCTCCTTAGTTCATCCCTCATCAATTCAACGATGGTCTCACCATATTTAACAAGAACCGCTTTAATTCTTTTCATTTCCAAGTAATCAGCCATTCGTCCATATATTTTTACATAAGTTTCCGTCATCAGGAACCATTATATCTATCTCTGCTTTAACTCCACTAACACTATCATCCCATTTTTCTGTAAATGTTTGTAAGTTTATAACCGTATTTAAATCTTTTCTAAAATAAAAACCATAATCTTCTAAATGATCCCTTAAATAATTTAGGTATTGTATCATATAACCTGTCATATTACTTAAAACTTCCAATTCATTACTCTCATCATCTAAAACTAAATCAACCATATATAAATCTAATCTCAATTTGAATAAACCGTTTTGATATGTATGATTTTTCAAGTGTGGATCAATAACTAATAATGGGTATTTCCTTGCTACTGCTTCTACCTCCCACACATCTCCAATAAAACACTCACTTACACCTGAAAGTGCTATTTCACTCATTTTTGTTAAAACTTGATAATATGTTTTGTCCATTATATTAATCTTATTTTTATTTGCTCAATTATATTAATTGCTCCTGACGCTATTAAACCTGCGAGTAGTATATCTACTAGAAATAAACCTGAAAGTGTAACAGGAGCCACCAAAAACAACCCAACGCCAACCCAAAAGGCACAACAAGTAGGACAACTTAATACATTTTTCAAAAATGGTAGTTTCTTTTTTATCCATTCAATCTGTTTTCTAAAAACGCTTTCGTTTACTATGATGTTTGTTAAACCATAGGTTGCTAATATAAACACTATTAATTCCATATATTATTTTTCATTTTTCCAATCTTTACTTCCAACATCTTCTAAATAAATGCCTGTAAAATAACTATTTGTTTTATTCGGTGTATCATAACTACTTAAACCATCAGGGTTGTAATCTTTATATTCAGGGTAAGTATCTACATAATCACATAAATAATCTTTCAATTTATTTGAAAAATACTCAAAATCGTTTTGTATTTCATCACGCATTTTATTCAATATAGTTATATCAACTGGGTTTGAATTATCACTATTCTGTTCTATAATACCTTTATTTCTAATTTTTGCGAATATAAACATCAATGCTCTTGATTGTGATGCTTTTAATATAACATCAAAAATATAATCATCTAACAAAGTTTTATATGATGTTTCACCAGATATAGAACCTGAAATAATCTTTGTTTCTAATGCTTTATATAATCTTGTCCCTATAATTGCTTGTAGGTCAATTTTCTGTGCGTCATAAATGCTATTCTCCAAAAGTTTATCCTCAACTGAATAATCAATTGTGCTATATTCTTTCAAGTCATTTACACTCATCATATATACTCTTGTGCTCATTTTCTTAATTTATTTTTTTTCAAACTTACCATATTTCAAAAAATGTTTCATTTGTTTATTTTCTCTATATTCATTTAATAATCCTTTTATTATATAATACCATTGCCATAAAATAACAACACCACTTACTAATAATAATAATATATTCATATATACTATACTTAAAATAATTATTATTATAGGAATACTTAAAAATAAAATTGATGCTATTATACCTCCCATATTTTCTTTAGTCATTTCCATTTTTATTTAATTTATTTTTTAAGAGGAAAAATTATATTATGTTTATGTATATTCAAGTAAGCAGCACACTCACTAAAAGTGGAATAAGATACAATATAGTATTTTGCTCTTGTTAAAGTATAAAAATCTTCTATATAATCATCACTACTAATTATATTATATTCTATTCCTTCATCATACATCCACTTAAACTCTTTAACCGCCTTATCATAATCTTCTGTCATTATTATATATTTTTTCATATTTATCTGTTTGACGGACTTTTTATAATACTCAATTATATTATTATAATTGTCAGTTCCTCTAAAATGTATATAACACCAATCATCAACATTATATTTATCAATTACATCATTATATTCTTTTTTAAACATAAACCACTTTTTAATGTTCTCATAATTCATATTAAACCATATAGGATTATGGAAAAATCCATTCAATAAAGTATAATCTTTTATCTCATCAGCGTGTCGGCAGGGACCATAAACATCGGAGTTCTCATAAAAATTATATAATATATCACCATCAATTATACCTTGTTCGCAGTTAAAATGTTTAAAAATCATTTTATCATTATTATCTCCAAAATGATAATTCAAACCTTTACCAGCATAAAAATTAGTCCCTAACATTTCTGCTATAGTTCTACACGCAACATATTGGTATATTTCATTTCCTAATCTACCTACTAAGTTTATTCTTATCATTTTTTAATTTATTTTTTAAACTACTTTTACTAATCTACATCTACAATCTTCTTCACAATAGGTAGAATAATTTTTTCCACCATTTTGCCAACTTGTTAGTTTATCCTTACCAAATGGTAATCCACCTTTAACTCCAGGTATTCCTTTTTTAAACCATTCTCTTAATGTTCTTGAACCAGATGCTTCGTGTTCCTTACATATAGGGCAGGCTTCTTTATCACCTGTTCTTAACCTCCATATATAAGTATCATCCAAGTTGGCAAGTGGTAAGTTTCTAAAAGCATTATTTCTATCAATACTTCTAACACCTGCGAAGTCATAATCATATCTCATTTGATTTACCGTTACTCCACTTTCAGTTTCGTCTGTAATTGTATTATCTTCAATTACTTTATTTTCAACTGGTTCATAACCTAATATATCTCGCATCTCATCCTGTGTTAAAATCTGAGCCATTATATTTTCACTAAACTCTGTCGAAATAGGTTTGTTGTTTAATATACTTATTTCATTAAAACCATTTACTAACATAATTTTTTTGAAAGGCTCAAAAACGTTCTGTTGTTCAGGCTCAACTACATTATTAAAATATAATTCATAATTCTGTAATACTTCATTTGCTGAACCCAATTTTCCTGGTGTTGCTATTCCAACAAGATTTTCATTATTCACTTTATGTGCTACTAAAATCTGTTGTAGTGTAGTTCTATTCAATAAATCATATTGTTTATCTGCGTTTGTTTGATCTAATATAGTAACTTCAGGCTTCTTATCACCCTCAGCATCATAAAATGCTAGTATGAATTTTCCTGCTTGATTGGTTCCAGTATATTTTTCTTTAATTTTTCTTTCAATTGTTTCTCTTTCCTCATTTGTGGTCTCACCTACTGGAAAGCCAAAAAATACTGAAGGTGCCATACCATTTTTCAAATTATTAAAATGAAAGTTGGATATTTCTGTATCAATTTGTATCCATTTTATTCCACCAATATAATCTGGGAATGCGTAATACTTCGCAGTTGGTGTATATCTAACAATTGGAATTATCTGTCTTGCTGAACTGGCTTCTTGATTAAAAATTGGTATTTCAATTGGTTTATAAACCTCTTTTCTATAATTGCCCCAATCTTCCGAGTAGTAATATGTTTTAACTATTCCTTTTTCTCTACGACCCCATCTAATAGTTGATGCGTCTATATGGTTTATCTCAGCAATCTGCTTTCTACCTTTACCCCATATAACTTCAATATAAGCCAAGCCATAAATCTCATAATCTAAAGCACATTTTTTATATACTTCTGTCATACTTTCATAAGGGTTACACTGATCTATAAACAATTGTGTTTTTTCACTAAACTCTTCCTCAGGAACATCTTGAATAATACCATCACCAACCATCATTCTAGTTTTACTCTCTATAATTGCGTTGTGAATACCTGACTTGTTAAAAAGATTAAC